TCATTTCTTTTTTAGTAAGGCAAGCATTTTCTTTATAGTATTAAATGATTTTTGCAAGCTCACGTTAGTGCTGTAAGCATCTTTGTTTCTAGTGGCTCTTTTTAAAAGCTGAATTGCTTCTTTCCTTCGATACTTTTGAATATCATTGCTACAGTACTCGCTATGTAGTATCATTAGACAAAATAAATCATGAAGTTTAGGATATTGAATGTCCTCTCTTTTTAAATGTACTTGCTCAGCAACAGATACGACACGAGTTGAAATTTTAGTTTTTTTATTTGTTAAATTCAATAAAAAAAACGTTACTATGAGCACAGGTATTTCTTATGTTTCGAACAAATTTTCCTAATTCATAGGCTTTTTGCAACTTGTTTTTTTTAGGAAAATCAATAAAGTATAATTCCACAAGATTTAGTAATTCACCGAAACTCATTATCTCAACAAGTACCCAAATAGGAATTTTGCTTTTTCGTTTTTCATACATTTCGGATAGATATGGGCTATATTTAAGATTGTTAATACAGGCCTCATATCCAGTAGGATAACACCTTTTATACTTTTCAACATAATTATATGCATCTATTCGAGAATTCCTAACAAATGCATCCATTAGTTTTGTTTTTATTCCGTGTTCAATATCAAGACACATTTTTAAAAGCTGATATCTTACTTGCATATCGATACTTGCAATATCTGATAGGATTTGAAACTCAATATCATATTTATTTCTATTTTTTGGGAAAAGCTTTCGATAGCTAGAAATTTTATAATAATAGCTTTTTTCTGAAATAATCTTTAAAGCAAGTTCTTCATCGATATTATTAAAAAGAATTCCAATATTATTCATTTTTTCGATTAACTTTGGATAATTTAATAATTGTTTTTCATTCTTATTGTTTGGCATAATTTTTCCTTTAACTATATTAAATATTATAACTTTAATATAGCTAAATTTACAGGGGGATTTTTACGGTTTTGCTATTTTTGAAAAGACATATTTAGAGGTGCTTTGATTATTAAAAGAATAGTATCGAATTTGGACCGATTTTATTATTCAATAATGTCCGTTTTTGTAATTCTAAACTAAAGGCAATAACTTTTTCAGAAAGTTGTTGTTGTAATGCTAGTGTTGATAGGTCACCGTTTAATATCCTTGCTACTTGAAGATCATATCTATTGTTTTCTAGTTCAATCTTAGCGTACATTAATATCTCTCGTTCCTTTTCTGATATATCTATATCAAGAATAAGATTGTAAATATTCTCAAGCAACCATTCTTTAGATAATTTATTTTTCATTTTTTACCTACTATTTCTACATGAATAAGAACTAGAAATTCCCTTTTTAAAATTTTATACATTCAATACATGAATAATATCACTTTAAATATATTAGTACAATAGAGTATTTTATTATGATAAAAGTTGTTAAATTTAAGATAAAAACAGCAATAAAAAAATGAAAAATATTATCAAAAACCTTGATATAATAGACTTTTATTAAATAGGGTACCCGTCACGCGCGTGAGACAGATTTTTGGACAGTCGGGGATCTCCACCGGTCTTATGATTAATAATTTAGTGATTTATTTTAAGGTCGGGGGTGTTAGGATAACTTGACCAAGAATTATTTCTATAATAGCCTTAAAAGCTTGATAGATAAGCAACTAATAGCTTTCTTTTATCTTACTATTACTAACTATGGTCTAAATCCTAACGTGAATAAATTTGTACAGTACGGCGGGAAGTGCGACAAGCAAGATGACAAGGTGATTAAGCTCCGTTTTCATGTCGTCTGAAATAAATTGCCATTGTTCATTGATATACTGATATTTTCTAGTAATTAGGTTGAGATTGACATTTTAAGGCAAGGTAAAGTTTTCAAGTGAATAATTGTCCGTAAGCCTTGCTATGATTGGATTTTTGGTTATATTAATGATGTCAAAACTTGTTATTTGTTAGTGCTATACCTTATCCTAATCTTATCCTTTTAAATATCTAGAAGACACCCGCCACGATAATATTTTATAAAGCTATTCAAGGCTTCTTTTTTCTTTGGATAATACCACGATTCAGATTTACCCATTAAAGAATATATATCATAGTTGTTTAGCTTTACGCTTACCAGATAGTTCAGAATTAATATCTGCCTCTGTCTCATGTCTTTTATTGAATTAATAGCGTCCATTATAGCGTTAAGTTCTTCTAAGGCACACTCACGATTGATTGAGAGCTGTTCTCTGCGCGTGTATGGTGGTTTTGAATAGTTGTTTAAGGTTAGTATAAAGTCATCGTTATATGCTAGATTATGGCTATATGCGATGTGTTGCCAACGTCTAAACTCATTTAGCTTTCTGATTGCGTTTTTGTTATTCATAATCTCCCCTGTTATGTTATAATATTCTTAGGAAGAAATTCCAAAAAAACTAAAATAGAAAATGGTATAATATTTTTAGTTTAATTAATCAGGGTGCTTTTGTGGGACGTCTTTTATTGAAATTCGGTCACTGGAAACAGTGATTTTTTTTGATGTCTAAAACAGGTAAGGTTTTTACTAAAATTTAAAAAGAAACGTTTTTTCTAATAGGCTTTATAGTATCATGCCACCCCTTAAAAATTTGAAAAAATCGTGCGTGACGTAAGAATAGACCTCATAGTGGCTCCCCTATGGCTCATAGTAGTGGTGGGGGTATATATTCATTCCAAAGATTTAAAATCGCTTATACGAGCTCTTAGAGGCCTTGAATGAGATACTTACTTTGTGGTATGTTTTGAAGTGGAATTACTATCTAAAAAGCTATTACGTCAGCATTCTATACTTGCTATTAAAATTTCAAAAAGGGAATTTTTTGCACAGAAAAGGGCGCGTTCTTTTGTTAAGCATAAGAGTAGCCCCGTTGAAATAAAAAGGGGTATTGATCAATATTATTGTATCACTATGAGTGCATAAAGTTACAAAATAACAAGCTAAAATAATGCTTTTATACAAGTATATGTTTAGTTAGAGTTATTGCTTTTGATATGAATGTTATTGATTCTAAAAACATTATTAATATAATAGTTTAAAATCTTTTTATTGCTTCATATCGTCTATTAGAGAGACTCTGTGAAGCTTTAAATCTAAACTATTTGAGTTGTGAGATTGGTCAAGAGAGTGTATCTCAGCAGATAATAAAAGAGAATGACTTGACGTCACTCTCTAATAGTTATAAAGCATAATCATGAATACCTTTGTATTCTTTTTTTGTGTCTACTTGTTTAAGTAGATTTAAAACATTATCTCCTAATAGCTCAATGGTTCCGTATGCTGTCTCGCTATCCATTGATAAGCCATTGTCATTTAGTAATCTATCAGCATAATCTAGTAACTCTAATTCATATTGTGCTATGTCATGGATAAGAAAGTCTTTGTCAATATTTTGAAGCATTGCCACGCGATGGTTAATGTATTCATCATTGAAGTCAGATTGATTGATTTCTTTAGTTAATTCATTTTCTTGAAGTACATGATCGATATCACTTTCAGCAAAGTCTTCGGGTTGATTATAGTAGTCCTTAAAGCTGTCACAAATGCGCTTGAAGACTTTGTTTAGTTTTCTGTCCTCTACATATTCTAAGGCTAACTGATTGGCATAGCTCCTTGCTTATCGTTGTGATAGGTTGCTTCAATTACTGGCTGTTCATGTATCCCGTGCATATAACCAAAGATGGCGTGACAAGCAACCTGTGCAGTTTCAAAGTCTTTAAAAGTATAGTTAAAAGTGTTAGGTGTATCTGATAAAGTTTTCATTGTGCAATATCTTTCTAGGTTTTCAAGCCATTGTGCGCGACCTTCTAGCATTCCTTTATATCTGCCATTGGCGCGTGTAGTGAATAAGTGAATATTAGTTTGTGCCATTGTAAAGTACCATGATAGAGAAGCCAACACTTAATGGGTGATATTTAATGTCAGTAACATTATGTGATTGGGTGAACTCATTGACACGCGCTTCAAAGTCAGGTAATTTTTCTTTGTGACCTTGATAAAATAGTTTGATTTTCATTGTTTGGTTCTCCCTTTCTAAAATTTAGTATGCTTTTAAAATATTTCACACGCTTTAAAATTAAGTGTATAACGTTTAAGCCCTTTAGTGCCAAGGGTTTTAGACAATTTATACTCTTTACACGTTTTTTTTTGAAATTCACCACAATTTTTACTTATTCTTTTTTTATTATAGTTATTAATTATTTTTAACTTAAAATAAAGTGTATAAAGTGTAATAAGTGTGCTAACTCATTGATATGACTAGGACGGATTGTTATACACTTTTTTTATAAACGTCTAAAAACTGTTAAAAGTGTGTTAAAAGCTATTTTTTATAGTTGCCATTCCAATAACCACGCTCGTTTTTAACTTTCCTTTGGTTAATAGTTTCAGCTCTACCGTTGCCATAATCTTTCATGGCATAATGTGGCAAGTCATCCTTAGGATAAAAATTGATATGGTGTTCCCTCCCTTTTGGGATTGTCCTTTGCCCTGCTGTAATATAATCAGGTAAATTGGTTTTAATCTCCCTGTGTAAGGCCATTTCAGTTTTAAAGCTTTTTAGGTTATTATATTCAAGATAGTTTTTCCAAACGTGCCAGATAAAGCTATTAGGGATAAACTCACTGTTTAGGCTATCAGTGAAAAAATCTTCAATGAATGCTAGCACGGGGTTAATCTCTAACAAGTAATCATGCACTAAGTCTTTACTGCTTTTTGGATATATCTCTTTGGTCGGTGTTTCAATAGCTAGTTTCAAGATATATTCTAAAACGTCTTTCCTGATAATGTAATATTTCTTAATGGCTTTGTTAGGCTTGTTTTTGTACTTGCTAGTAAATGGAATTATCATCAAACGTCTTGATATTGCGTCCTTATCCCCGTCCATAATAGGAAGCCCATTTGATGATTGAATAACAGTCATTTGTAATCTCAGGCTATAGGGTTTCAAGCCTTTTTCTTCAATGGTCATGATATCGCCTGTGGTCAGGCTGAAAAGCTCGGACGTGTCTTTAATAATAGCGTCTTTTTGAATATCATCACCAATGACAATAGACTTTCCTAGAAGTATAGAAGTAGTGAAACGACTCCTTGCAAGCTCTGTTATTTTAAGACTTGCTACGTTATCAAGTCCAACTAAGTTAATGATGAATTGCTGTAACGTGCCTTTACCTGTACCGCCTGCCCCATATAGCCAAAAGATACGCTCTAGCGGTTCATTAGTGATACATGCTTTAAACATTTGGATAACAAGGTCATACATTTCAGTATCATTGTCAAACAGTTCTTTAAGCCACTTAGTAGGCATCCAACCTTTAATATTAGGCTCTGTAGCTTCGGGATTGTAATTGGTTTCAATCTTGCGTGTGACTGGGATATCAGGACTAAAATCATAAAATTGATTAGACTTATAACTGTAAACACAGTTACCTAGCGCGGTATATTCTGGGTGTAGTTCTTTGAGTGGGCTTTGTCGTCCAATGATATATAAAACATTTTTAGCCACGTTCTCAACCATACCAGCTTTGATAATGTTCATAATATCCTTGATAAGCTCGTTGTCTTGCATGTAATAACCTTTATCAGGGTTATAGAAGTACAAGGGCGCTTGTTGGTTAATGTTAGCGGGTTTAATTCTGATAAAGCGGATATATTTCTTAATCAAGATTGCCACGCCTAAGGCTTCCTTAGGTAAAGCATTAGCCTTTTTACTTTCAGCATAATCTTCTATATCTTTAGATGTTAGCTTGCCCTCTGCTAAGGCTTTAGTATTTTCAGTTTTAAATTCTTGATAGGCTTCTTCATAAGCTTTTTCCTTGATGTCGTTACAGATATCAAAGAATTGACCTCTGATATTTTTAAATGTGGTTAAATATAGCTCGGTGGTTTTCGCCTCCTCAAATTTTTCAGCATATAGCTGTAATGTCTCTTTGTCTATAATTGTTTCCCTCTCTTTCTCATTTCTGCTTCTAGGACACTTCTAAAGGTACGATCAAGTTCATCAAGTGGTAGCGGTGGTTCTGTTTGGTCGTTTGCAATTGTTGCTAACTGATAAGCTGTTTCAATATCGCAATTAACATATTTGTTTAATAATAAGCCTACAAAACGCGTAACCCCAATATTACGCCCGCCCTCGTCTCCATATCCATTTAATAGTGTATTAATGACTTTCATTGTTATTGATAGTTTCCCACTTTGCGGAGTGAAACGCTCTTTAGGTGCGCATGTCGTCATTGTTTGACCTCTGATAGTTGGGAAATCTGTTCCTTTATTAATAATCTTGTCATAAGTTTCTGGGTCATCTCTTGTTACTGGTAACCCCATAAGTTGTGACCATGTAAGACTAGCACAATCAAAAGGTAAGCCAATTAAATCAGCTATCTTTTTAACGGTTGCTTTATAGTCAGGTTCTGTCAGGTTGTTATCTGGTTGCACCACAAGCCTATAACGAGGTTTTTCAGTGCTGTGTTTAATAGTCGGGTATAATATATAAGAATAGTCACTTAAAGCGCTGTGAATGGTGTTCTTGAACGTTTCAGGGGTACAATGGATGTCATCATAATCAAGAAAAATCAAGTCACGATATAAAAGACTCTGATTATTGCGCTTATATGATCCATTCTTTTCTTGTTTCACTTTACCAGATAAGCAGTAAGGTGCTTGATATTTCTTAAAGTCTTCAATGCTCATATTCTCGGGTGGCTTCATTGGTTTAATCTGTGAGATATAGTCAAACGGTGATAAGTCTTTTTTACTTAGATAAATTAAGGACGAAAAGCCACGCGTTTCATAGATTGCCATATCATTTACCCCGCTTTCTTAATTTCTTTAACCGTGTTAATCGTTGCTGTTTCTTATTTTGTTCGATGGTTTTGGCTCTTGATTTTGTTTTAGTCTCATCACCAATTTTGTATCCTTTGAAAACTGGTTCCATCAAATAGTGACTCATGTTTCACCCCCAAAAAAATCAATATATCACTCACACGATAAAACACTTTTCTAGTGTCTTCCATTGGCGCTTGATACCTTTTAAGCCATTATCTTCCCACCGTCTCAGAGTATTGTAATCAATATCTAGCTCTTTCTTTAAATCAGTTTGAGTGATTAAGCCAGTCAAACGATTCTCTGGCTTTTTGTAGCTATCTAGAAAGTGTGAGAAAGTTGTCAGCATTTCAATTTTAAGGTCGTTTTCAGCTTCTTTAGATAACCAAGACATATTTAATCACCTACCTTCAAATAGTGCTTATATGAGTTTAAATCAGCGTTTAAGAGGGTTGTTATTCGCTTTTCTTCTTCCTGTTGCTGGCTGGTTAATGCTCTAATACCTTCTAATCGCTCGGTGTCATTGGCTGGGATAAAGTACCCACCATTATTGTCACGACTTGCACAGATACAAATGCCATAATCAATAATTAAACGTCTGATAATGGCTTGTGCTGTTCTAAGGCTCATTTTTGTATGAGTTGCTATCTCTTGACCAGTTATCGTTCTATCTTTCCCAACTGGAATAAGTGCCAATAGTCTTCGGTGTGTTTTGGGTAATCTTTTATTCAAATTGCTCTCCTTGTAAGTAACATATCTTATATTCTGTTACATTTTTAAAACCTCAAATAATAAGTGCTAGACGTCATTACCAGTTTATTTATGTAACAAAATATTTTTATGTTACCTCTCTCTTCATTTGTTAGTTATAGTATTTGTTGTAATTCTGTAAATAAGCACCATAGTAGTGGTTACATGCTTGTTTTCGCTCTTGTTCATCTTCTTCTATATCAATGACGGTATAACTCTTAAAATGGCTTAGAATGACCATGAGAAGGAGTAGTACCAGTAAGAAGATGATATATTGTAGAGGTGTTAGATTTAGTTCTTCCATTTTTTCGCCCTCTCAATCCGTTTTCCCTCAATCTTACCAGCTTGAAATATTCTTAAAATGCTTAGAGATACGCTATCTGTTTCAGATATACAATCGTTATATATCTCAATTGCCTTTAGTAAATCATCATCTATTGGTTGCATTTTTAATATATTATTTTTCATTACGTAATTCCTCTAATTCTTTTTCATCATCAGCATTCAATAAATAGCAAGCAATTTCATCAAGTTTGCGGAATAGCTTTTCATTGATTGCATAAGTGGTGCTTAGGCATTTAGAAATAATAAACATGAATGTTTCACGGTCTTTGCGGTTTATTACCTCTAAACCCTCAATAGTAATATTGGCTAAGTCAATTTCATTGGTAAGCTCGGTAAGTTCTGCGCCAAAGGATTGTAATTCCTTGACAGTTAGCTTCACTTCGTTCTTTTCTTGTTTCATTGTGATTTCTCCTATGTATTTTCAAATGTAGTGAAATGTAGTATAATTAAGTTAATAAAAAATATGTAACTCCCTTACTTGCTTGTGGGTTTGTATTTTATTATTTTCATATTCTTAAAAGCCTAATCAGTCGCCAAACTATTTAAGGCTTTTTTTGTTGTCATCACGCGCATTGTTGCGTGTTTTTTAATTTTTATTGTAGATTGACTCAGACACACTGATATTCAATCCAAACTTTTCTTTAATTCCCATTAGTTCTACGGTATCATCTAAAATAGTTTCCCTAGCAACTAGCATATCTGGTGTCATTTCTGATTTTTTAACCATTTTTGAATATCCAAACTTGTTGGAAACGGCTTTATTTGTGATTGTGTTAGCCTTGATTAAGTCCTTCTTAGATACCATACCTAAGCTATTAGTCAATCTAGCCATGGCTTCTTTTTGGTGTTCTTTATCTAGCATTCTAAAGACTTCAAAGCCTTCTAGGCCAGTTGCTTGTCTTAACTGTTTAATGGTTTCAAATACCCAGAACTTAAATGATTTAGCTTCTGGTTTACGACTTGAAAAAATAGTGTCATAAATTCCAAACTCATTAACGATTAACATTTCTTGATTTCTTCCTAATTTGTCTGGTATGTGGTCGGTTGAAACGACCTCATCAACTAAACGCTCTTTCACACGTTTTGGTTTTAAGTCTAGCGCGTGACAAATATCAGCAAGAACTGCCCACCACTCGCCTTTATGCTCTACAAAACGGATATCATATCCATTCCAATATTCAACTTTCATATATTACCCTCTCTTTCTTCCCGTCCATGTAAACTAAGTTCATATAGTGTCCTCCTAGTCTTCTATTAGCCATTCCATGATAGTTTGGTAAATTCGTTTAGGTGCTTTGTAATTGCCCGTTTCAATTTTTGCTAAGGTTGGCGGAACAATCCCCAATTGTTTTGAAAGTTCTACTTTTCCCAACTGTTTAACTGCTCTTTTTTTTCTGACTTTAACTGCTATATCTTTAGTAATTAGCATTTTTCATCTCCTTTCTTAAAACGAAAAAAAATTACGTTTAATTTTATATTTTGTATTTTAATCTAAAAAAACTTTCGTTGTCAACGAGGAAACGCAATTTTTTTTTCATTTTCTGCTTTTTTATATTGATTTGCTATGGTATAATTCAAATTGAAGAAGGAAAATAATATGGATAATAGATTACAAGAATTAAGAAAAGATATAGGGATAAGTCAAAAAGATTTTTTCAATCAGGTTATAAAAAAAGAACTAGAAATGAATATTTCTTTTAGGACTTATCAAAATTGGGAAAATCCATCAAATTCTATAAAAGAAGAAAGTGCACTGAAATTAGCAAAATATTTCGAGGTTTCCCTTGGCTATTTATTAGGTTTTGGAACAATTGAAGAAGAGATAGACCGTGATATAAAAATTAAAAAAAGTCAATTTTCTAGGGAAAATAATATATTATTAGAACTAGGCTATTTATTATCAGATAGACAGTTGAATAATATTTTAGATACTATACATATTTTTCACGCATCAAATAAAGCGTATTTTTCTAATTTAATTGAGTATCATGACGAGTTTATCGAAGATGAGTTAGAGGTTGAATTTTTTAGTTTCATAGAAAAATATCCTGATTTTTTAGCTGTTGAAAAGGAAAAGTACAATAACTATAAGAAAATTATTAATGACCCTAAAAGTAGAGCAGAGACTGAGAAAAAATTAGAGCTAATTAAGAAGTACCAAGAAGAAAAAATCAAAAATGATTAGATTCAAATTTTGTTCTTGCTTTACCAATAAACCACGCGCCAATATTCCACCAATTGTTATCTTTGGCAATCCTTTAGGGTGTTCGAAAAATACCGATACTAAATTAAAAGAGGTAAAAAATGAATAAACAAAAATTATTTAATATCATATTTATTATGATTGGTATCATTGCTTTAATTAATGATTTATTAGCAAAACGTTTCTTTATGTCAGCTTTAATCTCTTTGTGTATTGTGATATTGGTAAATCGTTATAGAAAGAGCTAGACGTATTTTCTAGCATTCGGTAATGCTAAATGTAAAGGATAAAACGAGGTAAAAAATGAACGAACTACAATTTTTAATCTACACTGCTGATAATAATCAAGAGGAAGCCAACGTTATTGTTAATGATGAAACTATTTGGGCTAGTCAGAAAGAAATGGCTAGGTTATTTGATGTATCGGTCTCTACTATCTCTAGACATCTAAGAAATATTTTTGAAGAAGGTGAACTAGAAGAGAAAGTGGTTGTTGCAAAAATTGCAAATACCACTCAACATGGCGCTATGACTGGGAAAACACAGACTCAAGAAGTTAGTTACTATAACTTAGACGCCATTATCTCTGTTGGTTACCGTGTTAATTCACAAAAAGCTACGCGCTTCAGACAGTGGGCTACTAATATACTAAAAGAATACATGATTAAAGGCTTTGTTTTAGATGATGACAGACTAAAACAAGGAGAGAGATTATTTGAAAAAGACTACTTTCAAGAATTACTTGAAAGAGTTCGTTCCATTCGTACTAGTGAGAGGCGAATTTGGTACAAAATAACAGACATTTTTGCTGAAATTAGTGTTGATTATGATAAAAACAGTCAAATCACTAAAGACTTCTATGCAACTGTTCAAAATAAATTTCACTATGCTATAACTGGAAAAACTGGTGCTGAAATTATCTTTGAAAAAGCAGATAGAAACAGTAAAAATATGGGTCTAACAACTTGGAAAAACTCTCCAGACGGTCGCATATTAAAATCAGATACACAAGTAGCAAAAAACTATCTTACAGAGAAAGAAATTAAGAGTCTTGAGAGAAATGTGTCCTCATACTTTGATTATATTGAAGATTTGATAGAGAGACGCAATTCATTCACTATGGAGCAGTTTGTTGCAAGTGTAGATAACTTTCTTAATTTCCGTGAATATAGAATTCTAGAAGGTAAAGGCTCTATTTCTATGAGTCATGCAAAAGAAAAAGCTAGTCGTGAATATGTGGAATTTAATAAGACACAGAAAATTAACTCTGATTTTGAAAAACAGATAAAGAAATTAACTGAAAATCATAGTTAATTGAATAAACTTAACATTTTTCTATTTTCAGTAACGCCAATTACTGACTTTACCTATCTAATTCCTTTACTTGCTTGTGGGTGGTTAGATCGAGGTAAGAATATGAAGATAACAGAATACAAAAAGAAAGACGGTACAATAATGTACCGCTCACAAGTTTATCTAGGTGTTGATTCTGTCACTGGTAAGAAAGCGAGAACTAGTGTATCAGGACGAACCAAAAAAGAGTTAAAAAATAATATAAAGCTAGCTAAGTATGAGTTTCTGGCCAATGGTGAGACTGTTTCAAAGAAAGTTCAAGTTAAAACTTATAGCCAGCTTGTTGATTTATGGCTTGAAAATTACAAACTTACTATTAAACCTCAAACATATAGAGTAACTAATCGATTGATTAATTGCCACCTATTACCTTACTTTGGTAAAATGAAACTTGATAAAATATCTAATACAGATATCCAATCTTTTGTAAATGACCTAACTAATAAGCTAGTTAATTTCAGGACGGTTAACTCAATTAATTCTCGGATATTACAGTATGGGGTATCATTAAACTTAATACCGTTTAACCCTGCGCGTGATATTATCCTACCGAAGAAACAAAAGGCGGGGCGTGATAGTGTTAAATTTATTGATACAGACGACCTAAAAACATTACTTAACTTCATGGAAAAGCAATCATTAAGGCGTTACCGTTACCATGTGGAATATGTCTTTTATAAGTTGTTACTTGCTACTGGTTTACGTATTGGTGAGTCTATCGCTCTTGAATGGTCTGATATTGACCTAGAGAACGCCACATTAAACATTAACAAGAGTTTTAGCCAAGAGTTAAGAATAGTAAGCACCACTAAAACAAAGGCAGGCACGCGCCAAATAAGTATTGATAAAGAGACGGTAAATCTCTTGAAGTTATACCAGGTACGACAAAGACAGTTATTCCATGAGGCAGGCGGTGGCGTTCCAAAAGTTGTTTTTGCAACTCCTACAAGAGAATACTTATCACGCTTGACCTTACAAAATAACTTAAATAGTAGGTGCGAAAAACTAGGAATCCCTCGCTTTACATTTCACGCTTTTAGGCATACACACGCTAGCTTGTTATTGAATGCAGGGATTTCTTATAAAGAGTTACAATATAGACTAGGTCATTCAAATATTGCCATGACTTTAGATGTCTATTCTCATTTATCAAAAGATAAAGAGAAAGAAGCAGTTTCATACTTTGAAAAAGCAATAAATAGTATTTAGTACGAAAAAAGGTACACAAAAAAATAAACCTCATAATATAGAGGTCTTAGAAACGTTGATATAAAAGTATTTATAGAAAGAAAGAGATAAAACATAATGAAAAATCGTGGTTTTGAATTAGTTAGCAAATTTTCAGATGAGAATTTATTACCAAAACGTGAGACAGTACATGCAGCTGGTTATGACTTGAAAGTGGCGGAGTCTATCACTGTTGCACCGGGTGAAATTAAGTTGGTGCCAACTGGGGTTAAAGCTATATGCAACCAGGAGAAGTCCTTTTTTTATTTGACCGCTCATCAAATCCTCGTAAAAAAGGGTTAGTTCTTATTAATTCTGTGGGTGTTATTGATGGTGATTACTATGGAAATCCTGACAATGAGGGGCACATCTTTGCTCAAATGAAGAACATCAGCGACCAAATAGTCACTTTGGAACCTTTAGAACGGATCGTCCAAGCTGTTTTTGTACCGTTTTTACTTGTTGACGGTGATCAAGCTGATGGTGTTCGTACTGGTGGCTTTGGTTCAACAGGACGCTAG